TGGGAAGTTGGTTACACAGGTAATGGTAGAATACTTGAAAAAGGAAAAGCTATTGTATATCCAAACGGAACATTTACAACTGCACATAAATTTGGAGATGAGGTCAATTACACAGAACACACTAATCCAACAACTAATACAGTTTATATTCAAGCATAATGAAAAATAGATTATCACAAGTATATTTAGAACAACAAACTGCACCTAAAATTGTCGAAAATGATAAATCAGATTGGGTGGAATTTGGAGAAGGACATTATAGAAATCAATATCCTCAATTTCTCATAGACTTATATCAATCATCAGCTACACATTCGGCAGTAGTAAACGCAACGGCTGAAATGATAGCAGGAAAAAAAGTTGTTATTGAAGAAGATAGTTCTTTAACATCTAATGTAGAATTAAAACAATTTTTTGCCAATATAAACGGAAAAGGTGGTAATGTAGAAGAATTACTAAAGAAAACTGCATTTGACCTAAAACTACACGGAGCGTATGCTTGGAACATAATTTGGAATATAGAAAGAACTAAAATTGTTCAAGTTCATCATATTCCTGTTCAAAAAATAAGAAGTGGAAAACCTAATTCTTTAGGTATTATTGAGGAGTATTGGATATCAAATGATTGGAATAAAACAAGACAAAAACAATATGAGCCTAAGTGTATTCCTGCTTTTGATAGTAACAACAGAACAAGTCCAAATGCTATTTATTACAATGGTTTATATTCACCAGGAATGGATATTTATCACACTCCTGATTATGTTGCTAGTACAAATTGGATTTTAACTGATAATCTTACGAGTAACTTTCATTTAGCTAACATACAAAATGGGTTTAGTCCAAGTTTTTGGATAAACTTTAATAATGGAGTACCAACAGAAGAAGAAAGATTTGCAATAGAACAGCAAATAACAAAAAAGTTTACAGGAGCAGGAAACGCAGGAAAATTTGTTCTCACATTTTCAGATGATGCTAGTTCAAAGCCTGACTTACAACCTATACAACTTTCAGATGCTGATAAACAATATACAGTTCTAAATGAATTATGTATACAAAACATTATGATTGGACATCGTGTAACAAGTCCAATGTTATTGGGTGTAAAAACAGACGGTCAATTAGGTGGTAGAAATGAAATCTTAGAGGCTTACGAGCTATTCAGTAACACAGTTATCGAGCCATTCCAAGAAATACTCTTAAAAAGCCTTAAAATGCTTTGCACGGTCAATAATGTTGAATGTACTATTTCAATTAAAAACTTAAGTCCTTTAAATTCAATGTTTGATGCTGATGTATTAGCTGATGTTCTCACAGAAGATGAAATTAGAGAGGAGCTAGGATATGCACCAAAAGAACAAGTATTAGAAGAAGAAAAAAAAAGGTTTTCAAAACATAAGTCTTTGGATAAATTTATCGAAGAATATGGAGAAGAAGAAGATTTAGAAAATTGGAAGTTGTTAAGTGAAGAAGAAGTAGACCCAAACGATGAACATCAAGATTTTGATTTTGAACACAACCTCAACGAATTGTCTAAAAAATTAACTTTAGCTAGAACAGGAGAGGCAAGAAAGCGAGGTAGTAAACAAGATGGATTTGATGATGAATTTAATTTATATAGAGTTAGATATTCATATACAGGTAAAACTAAAAGACATAAATCTGAAAGAACATTCTGTAAAAAGATGATTTCAGCTAACAAAGTATACCGAAAAGAAGATATTATTGGACAAAAGCATAGTCTCTCTAGTATTCCTGCTAATAAAGGATTTGGTCCTAAAGGTAGTGATATTTACAATATATGGTTTTATAAGGGTGGTGCAAACTGCCACCATAAATGGACTAGAAAAATATATGTAACAAAGTTTGGCGACAAACCTAATTACAGCACAGACGAAATAATTAATAAAACAAAAGCACGAGCAAGGGGTTTTAGACCTGAAGAAAACGACAATAAAGTTTATCAGGCACCTATTGATATGCCTAATCGTGGCTACTTAAATCCAAGATAATGGCAGTACTATTTATATCAGAAGATAAACTAAAAAGAAGTACCACAATAAACGGAAATGTTGATGTAGAACTACTTAGACCATATATGAAAGTGGCACAAGACCTGCATATTTGGACAAAACTAGGTAGTAAATTGTATGAAAAACTACAAAAAGAAATTAAAGATGATACTTTAGCAGACCCTTATCTAAAACTTGTAAATGATTACATACAAGATGCTTTAGTACATTGGACATTATACGAGGCAATACCATTTCTTGGATATAAGATAATGAACAAAGATATTGTAAGGCAGACAAGTGAAACATCACAAACTGCACCACTTGATGAATTAAATTTCTTGCGTAATACAGTTATGAATACTGCTGAATGGTATACAGAAAGACTTATTGATTATTTATGTGAAAATAACACTTTGTTTCCTGAATATAATCAAAATACAGGAGCTGATGTAAGACCTAGCAGACAAAATTTCAATAATGGTATGAATTTAGGTAGGGTAGATTATCAAGGAACAAAAATAACACTTAGAGACTTTTTAGATGGCTCAATATAAACCGAAAAAGAAAAACGAAATAAAGCTTAAAAGCTACATAGAGAGTAAAGATGAAAGAAATAATAAAGGAAAACGCAGATGTACTAGGGTTGAATAGTGTTTCACTATCTATTAGTTTTACAGCTATGCATCAAACATTACAAATAACACTTTTAGTGGTATCTATTATATATACAGTTGATAGATTTATGTACTATCGAAATAAAAGAAAATAATATAAAATATATAAAAAAATGAATTGTAACTGCGAGGAAAAAAAAGATGTTTGTGATTGTAAATCAAAAGATAAAAATTTTTTTGATGCTTGGACTAAATCACTAGAAGAACAAGAACAACCACAGGCTTGTGATATACAAGACGAGGATTGCGAGAATTGTGGTAGTTAATGATATATTTTAAGTACGAAGAATTTGATTGTCCAACTGAAAAAGGTAGTGGAAAGAAGATGGATAAAGATTTTCTTGAAATGCTTGATGATGCTAGGCATATAGCTAAAATACCTTTCAGGATAACATCAGGATACAGGTCAAAAAAACACAACAAAGCTATAAATGGCTCAAAGAATAGTAGTCATATGAAGTTTTGTGCAGCCGATATTAGCTGCGACAATGGTAATAATAGATTGAAAATAGTACACGCACTTATCAAAGTGGGTTTTAGAAGAATTGGGATAGCAGATACATTTATACATTGTGATACCGATAACGAAAAACCACACTCAATATGGCTTTATTAACAAACATCTTTTCAAAACTTTTAGGCGATGCATCGGAAATAGTCGATGAAGTCGTAACTTCACAGGAAGAAAAATTAACACTAAAAAACGAGTTAGAACGCATACTCAACGAAAATAGAGTAGTTATCGAGCAAGAGGTAACTAAACGATGGGAGGCTGATATGAATAGCGATAATTGGCTATCTAAATCAATCAGACCATTAGTTTTAGCTTGGTTAGTGGTTAGCACTACAATACTGATATTTATTGATGCAGGTGCAATACAATTTGTCGTAGAGGACAAGTGGGTTGATTTACTGCAAATAGTATTAATTACAGTTATAGGTGCATATTTCGGAAGTAGAGGATTAGAAAAAATAAATAATGGCAAACAATAGATACAGATTACGACCTAATGAGGAAAAAGTCATTAAGGATATGCGTAACAAAGATTTCAGAAATGTATTAGTTATAGGAGATTTGCATAGTCCTTTCACAAGGGAAGGTTATCTAGAACATTGTATTAATACATATAACAAGTATAATTGTAATACAGTAGTACTTATAGGAGATATAATTGATAATCATTATTCGAGTTTTCACGAGCAAGACCCTGATGGTTTTGGTGCAGGAGAAGAATTAGATAGAGCAATTGCTCAAATACAGCCATTTTACAAAGCATTTCCAAAAGCTAAAGTTTGTATAGGAAACCACGATGCTATTATATGTCGCAAGGCTTTTTCTAGTGGTATATCTAATCGTTGGATTAAAGATTACGATGAGGTGCTAGGCACTTATGGTTGGGAGTTTGCACAAGAACACACAATAGATGGTGTTAAATATGTACACGGAACAGGTAGTAGTGGCAAAGGTGCTACCAAAAGAGTTCGAGAATGGCAAACTAGTGTTGTACAAGGGCATATACATACAGAGGCATATGTTGATTGGTACGCAAATAAAGACAAAAAACTATTTGCTATGCAGGTAGGCTGTGGAGTAGATGATAGGTCATATGCAATGGCTTATGCTAAAAACTTCACAAAAAAATATATCATTTCTTGTGGTGTAGTGCTTGAAAACGGCACAATTCCAATAGTTGTTCCAATGGAGCTTTAATCTATTGATTTTCAACAAATTATAATTTATTTATAACAGCAGTTTGACATTTGTTTAACAGCAATATGACACAAACAATACTATGTATATATAACTATTATATATTAGTAATTAGTATATATATTAATATATAGTATATATATAATAAATAAAAAAATAATTAAAAAAAATAAAACATTTGTCAAATCGATTGGTTTATTATCTGTATATTTATGGATTATTAACAAATACAAATTTTTTAACATTATGAGTTTAAGTAAAGATTATTTCATTCAACTTCAAGAAATGTATCAAGCTAATATTGATACAACAGAAAAAGTTAGATTAGGAGATGTAATGTTTCAAATTGAAAGTAGTAAAATATCATTAGAACAACTGATAGAAAGAGTTACAGAAGATTTGATACAATTCAAAAATAATAATAATGATAATATGATAGATTATTGTCAAAGTAAAATAGATGCATATAATATATGTATAGATATGTTTGACAAATTATATAGTAATATCAAAAGAAAGTCATTATGAAAAAAGATACAATAATTACATTAAGCATAGGGTTAAGTTTAGCCGCCCTTATAATAGTGCTAGATATTATCGGAATTATTAATTTAACTTATTAAGCAAGTGACAAGAAAAGAAACAATGAACAAGCTATTCAAGGAAAATGGTTTGGTCGCAGAAGATGTATTTCAACATCAACATTACACGATTATAACAAGAGCAGGTATTGACAAGATACAAGCAAATATGAGTATTTATATTGAATATGAAGTTATAGCTTGTGAGCCTAGTTTTGCAGTAGTTAAAGCAAAGGCTAATTTGCACGAAGAAAGTGTTATAGAAACTTTTGGAAGTGCATTAAAAGGTGCTAGTTTCAAAGATGGTAACACAAATACTTGGTATGTTATGGAGATGGCAGAAAAAAGAGCAATGAGTAGAGCCGTATTAAAGTTAGCAGGACTGTATGCTTTAGGTGTTTTTGGAGAAGATGAAAGTGAAAATTTTAAAAAGTAACCAATTAAATTAATATTATGAATTTAGAAATGAAAGGCAAGTTAATTAAAGTTTTAGATATACAAAAAGGTATATCAAAAGCAGGAAAAGAATGGGTAAAAACATCTATTGTTATAGACAATGGTTCTAAATACAACCCTGAAGTATCATTTAATTTATTTGGACAAGAAAAAGTTGATATATTAGGCCAATACAAAATTGGAGATGAAATCAAAGTATTATTTAATTTATCTAGTAGAGAATACAACGGAAACTATTATACAAGTGCTGATGTATGGAAATTGGAAAAACAAGAAATAAGTGATGCTTTTGATGAAAAATTTGTTGGCAGTACACCTAATGATATGCCATTTTAATATATTTCAATCTTTTTTAAGAAAAAACAAAGGAAAATTAATTTTTCCTTTTTTTTCCTTTACCGATTGGAATAAGTGTTGTATATTTATACTTATTAACAAATACATATAATTAAAATGAATTACAAAGTAAAGATTACAGAATTCTTAAATAGAAAAAATTGCATTAGCAAAGTATCTATTGAGTATCCACCAAATCCAACCTCATACACATATAAAATGTATGAAGATGGAGTACAAGAAATGCTAATAGAAAAACTACTAATTCTTGCAAACGATAAGAATGCAGAAATAGAAGTTAAGAAAGTAGAAATTCTTGCAGAAATAGAATTATAATAATCGATAGGGGGAGAAATCCCCCTTTTTTTAAAACAAATATTATGAAAGTAGAATTAATTTATAACGAGAATAACAAAGCTATTGGTTGGAGTATTGATGCTTCAACAGAAGATGAAAAAAGTATAGTAAACACTATTAGAAATTTACAATTTTTTGGTTTAGATGATACTGTTATTAGATATAATGGTAGAGAGGGAGGAGATGAAAAGTATGCAGGTAAGCTAAAATGGTGTCAAAAGAAACATACAAAATAGAAATGATGAATTACGATAGTTGGAAATTAATGTCAGATAGAGATGAGATGTCTTATGCTAATGATGAATTATATAATGCAGATGTTGAAGCATATTTAGAATATCTAGGAGCAACAGAAGTAGATGCACAAGTAGATGATAAAAATAAGACAATAGATATAGGTTTTGCTGATGATGGAGTATATTATTATATAGTAGATTTATGTCAAGAAGTTTATGAAGATATGACACTTAAAGATTTTATAAGTGAGGCAGATGAAAGTGAAACTACCTGTTGTGGAGCAAGATATGATATTGACCACAGAAGATGTTTTCATTGTAAAGAAGCATTTTAACAAATTAATTATGAAAAAAGTAAATTTTAAAGATAGATTGAAAGCAAGTAAATTATTACATAAGGCTCATTTGATAATAAATGAAGCGACAGGTACTGATATACCAAAATCAGTATTAGAAAAAGCTAAAGTAGAGGCTAGAAAGATATATCGACAGATAAAGGATATTGATAGAGCAGTCTATGATAGAATTAAAGAAGATGATAACAAATTAAAATAATCAAATTAAGCAAATATGAATAGAGAATTATTAGAAGAAATTGCCGAAGAAACAGTAAGCAAACTTCAAGATGGAATAGGATTAAATAGTTATGGCTGCGATTTGCACCACGAATTATGGAATACAGACTATCATATCATAGGATACTACCAAGCTGAAAAATGGATAACAAAATATATGAATGTATTTAATGCTATTGCAGAAATACAAGATTATGAAAAAGAACATTTTGGAGAAACTTATACAGATATTACTAGTTCTGAAAAAGTAGCAAATATGTTAGCATATATTTATGGAGAATTAGTATTATATGAAAGCGCAACATATAGTGAAGAATGGGATAATGAATTACAACAAAAACACATTAATTTAATAATTGAAGAAATTGAAGAAGAATATGGACTATAATCAAGAAGTTAGAAAGTTGAAATATTTAGTTGAATATGAATTTAAACTAAACGACCACGAATTAGATGGTAAAAGTAGAGAGGGTGTATTACCTATTGCAAGATTAATATATGGTAATCTTATTATGAATGAGTTAGCTTTAAAGCCATCATTGGCAGCTAGACATTTAAATAGAGATAGAAGTTTATTTTATTATTATATAAAATTACATAACAATTATATTAATGATGCTAGAATTTATCCTGAATATTACAATCATTACAATAATATCAAAAATAAATATTATGATATGTCTGATGCAGTTTTACAAGCTAAAACAGAAGAAAGGAAACATCAATTGCTGTACGATATAGAATGTAATATTGACAAATTAGAAAGAGAAAGAAAATTAATTATTGAAAGTTTTGTAAAATGTTAAAAGGTTGGATTAAGCTACACAGAAAATTATTAGATAGTGAAATATTTTATGATGCTGAATTATTGAAAGTATTTGTATGGTGTATTTTAAAAGCTAATAGGAAACCAAAAGAAGTTAATGGTATAAAAATTAAAACAGGGCAATTTATTTCAGGCAGATTATCTGCAAGTGAAGAATTGTATATAAAGCCAAGTACAGTATATACAAGACTTCAAAAATTGAAAGCATTAAAATTTATATCAATAAAATCAACTACAAAATTTTCAATTATAACCGTTTTGAAATATAAAAATTATCAGCAAATTGATGAACAACCAAAAGTTACGATTGAAAAAAGATTAGATAAGTTTGTATTGGAGGTTACAACATTCCAATTACAAAATAACTATTCAGAAGATATGATAGATAATTTTATTTCTTATTGGACAGAGCCAAACAAAAGTAATACTAAAATGAGGTTTGAAATACAAAAAACTTTTGAAATAGGTAGAAGATTAGTAAATTGGAATAAAAATAGCAAGAAGTTTGAAAAAACTGAAAAGAAAAATATAATTGATACTTGGCAAGAGGCAAGAAATATAATAAACAATGGAAGATAAAGTAAATCAAATATGGAGTAGATTTAATCACGACCAAGCGAATTTAAAAAGAGATTGTGTAGATTTATTAAGCAAATGCTATCTTATGCTAGGTCAGAAACCTGATACACAACAAGTTGTATTAATGGCACAGTTATTATATAATGATTTGGTAGAGGGATATAGTACTTATACAATAGACAAAGTAAGCTACATATTTGAAACTGCTATCAAAGAAAGTGAACACGGAGGTTTTGTCAATGCTAGAAATTGGAATATATGGCTAAAGCAGTTCAAACTTGACGGACAAGCACAACAACACTACAAGAAACATTTAGAGTGGCACAATCAAAACAACCACAAGCTTATAGGTAAAACAATTAATAAAGCAAAAAAATTAAAATGAGAAAACCAATATTTTTAGCTATTTTGAATTATAAGATTTCTAATAAAAAAACTATTAGAAAAAATTGGCTAGATAAAAAAGATGAATTGTTCATTTTAACAGATAAATTGGAAGAATTAAATTATGATAATGGTGTTCTTTCAAAATTAGCTAAAAAAAACAACAAAAACCTTTCAGATATTAATATCAATATTATTTCAATAGAAATACAAGGTCAATTTGGAATGACAAATGATAGATTTTGATTTGGCTTTTCAAATGAATAGCTCATACGATTGGAGAAAAGCTTGTATATTTATATGTTATTGTAAACAAATAAAAGAATAAAAATGACAAGATTAAGTAAAACATCAGAAAAGTCAGAACATATTTATTGTTCAGTAAGAGAAATACAATCAGTAATGGTAGATGGAAACACTACTCATATGGAGATAGAAGTCAGCACTATAATTACAGAAGATGGTAAGTACATTGATAATAAACAAATAATAGTAGAAATAGAAACTCTAGAGTTAGTCCAAACATTCAACTCCACTTGGACAACTCACGCAATAGGAAAATTAAGGGGTTGGTTAAATCAAATAGTAAAATGAAAATAAATCAGAAACAAAGAGTGTTAAGACACTTGAAAGAAGTAGGACCTTTGACATCGTTAGAGGCTATGAAAGAGTACGGAATTATGAGGCTAACATCTAGGATATGCGAATTGAAAGATGAAGGACATAAAATTAGAAGTGAGTTTGTTAGTAGCACTAACAGATATAAAGAGCCTGTATCGTTTAGCAAATACACATTAATACAATGAGTTTGCTAAATACATTTTTTATCGTATTATTGATTTTTGGAATAATGTACACATTACTAACATTGTACTTTGAACACAGAATGGATAAAAAATATAAAGAATGGCTAAAAAGAAACCAACAATATCAAAACTCAAAAAAGATTTAGATAAAGTTTTTAGTCAATATGTAAGATTAGCAAGTGCAGACCATAGAGGAGTTTGCACTTGTTTTACTTGTGGAGCTGAAAAACATTGGAAAGAAATACAGGCAGGTCATTTTATGAGCCGCAAACATAGTGCTACAAGATGGCATCTTGATAATGTTAAGCCTCAATGTGTAAAATGTAATATGTTTTCACAGGGCGAACAATATAGATTTGGACAAGAATTAGGAGATGATACAGCAAAAGAAATGGAACATTTATCCAAGACTACAATGAAACTAAATATATCAGATTTGCAAGATGAAATATTAAAATATAAAAAGAAATTAAAAGACCTAACAGGCTAATGTTGATAACTTTGGAAAAATTAGTTTTCAAATAATTTGTTTTTTTCATATTCTTGTGCGTGGAATTGACACAAAGAGAATATGATAAATTATTAAATATAGCGCAGAATATCTGCAAAACAAGCTATTCAGAAGATTTATTGCACGAATGCTTTATAGCTATGTATCAATATCCAAAAGAGGAATTAGAGTTTATCAGACAAAAAGGTGAACTCTTTTTTTTTGGTGCAAGGATAATGAGTTTGATGTATCATTCTAAAACAAGTAGATATTATTACAAAATAAAAAAATACAATCAACAGCATATAGACGACCAAGACACTAATTTAGATAGTTTTATATTTACTAATGAAAGCAATGCTGATAAATCTATACATTTGATTATGAATGAGTTGAATAAATTGTATTGGTATGATAGAGAACTTTTTAAGTTATATTACTTTGGAGATAACAATGGTAGTAAATACACTTATACAACATTAGCTGAAAAAACAGGAATAAGTAGGAGAAGTATTTTTTATACTATAAAGAATGTCAAAAATAAAATTAAAAAAACAATTAATGAAACTAGCTGAACTCATAGATTATTGTGATTATAATATTCCTGTAATAGAATTTTACAACAAAGATAACGAATTAGAGTATTTAGTAGATATAAATACTGTTGAGTTTGATGATATAGATATAGTATATTCAAAAGATAGTAAGCCTTTCGGTATAATCAAATTAAAAAAGAAAGATGACAAAGAAAGCAACATTAATGCTTAAATCATATAACTATTTAAAAGCAGTTAGCAAGAGAGTGTTAGGAGGTTTCGAGAATGTAGATAAAACTACATATT